CAGGCACAATTTGTTCTCGAACTTTCAATGGCGGGGCCATTCATTTCTCCTTTCTCTTGGACCTGGCAGTGTATCGGAAAAAATGGGCCAGAAGCAAGCCCCTGGCCCAAAGTCGTTCTCGCAAAGAGGGGCAACTGCTATTTACCCCGACTTCATTATGCGGCTTCACCCCAGCTTGGTCCAGTCTCCACATCCACTCGGGAGGGAACCTCCAGGGTCACAGCCTTGGCCATGATGTCTGCGGCCTCGCGTGCCTCGTCGATGTTGCGCACAGACAACGCTACCTCGTCGTGCACCTGCAACAGGAGGTTAAAACCCGCCTTGCTCATCGCCACCATGGCTGCTTTGGTCTGGTCTGCGGCCGAGCCCTGGATCAGGCGGTTCAGGCCCTTGTAGGTACCCGCGCGCTTGATGCGCACGCCGTATTCAATGATGGCCTGCTCACGCGGTAGCGCCTTGTTCACGCCCCACTCAGCTGGCTCCCAAAGCGGGAACCGGCACTTGCGGCCCAGCAGCGTGCGGATTGAACCGCCAGAGGCGGGGTGCTCTATGCGCTTCATGACGGCGTCCACCGTGCCCTTGAGGAACGGGACCTTGCTATGAAACGTGTTGATCAGCTCGCTGGCCTCGTCCATGGGCAAGTCCAGGCTGTTGGCCAGCTTGGCTTTGCCCATGCCGTACATCAGGCCCAGGCCGATCGTCTTAGCAGCCTTGCGCTTGATGCCGGCCAGGTCCGCAACCATCTGGTGGAAGTCCATGTTGGGGTCTTCTCGATAGGCCTGCGCCATCTTTTCCGCGCGTGGTAGGCCCAGCAGAGTAGCGTAGTGCACCAGCAGGCGCGGCTCCTGGGAGCTAAAGTCGTTTGCCGCCCAGAGCTGGCCCTCTTCGGGCAGGAACAGACCTCGCACCATTGGGCCGATGATCTCGTGGCGCGCGGGCACTTGCTGGAGGTTCGGGTTGCTGGCCGACAGACGCCCGGTCACCGTGCCGCCGTCCTCGTTGCGCATCTGGTTGAAGTGGGTGTGGATGCGCCCGTCCTTGGCGCTGTGCTTGAGGTACGGCTCCAAGAACGTGCCGTGGGTCTTGTTCAGCTCCCGGGCTTCCAGGATCATCTTGGCCATGGGATGCTCATGCGTGTCCAGGAAGCTCTTGGTGAAGCTCGGCGCGCCAGCAGCTGTTTTGGGGTACTCGATGGCCAGGCGATCGAATGCGGTGGCAATGGACTGCGCAGCCCAGATGTCCACCTGCACGCCGGCCTGCTCCTTCAGGTACTTCAGGATTTCAAGCTCTTTCTTGCGCATGTCCGCCATGTGGCGCTCGCAGTTGGCGCGATCAAAGTTGATGCCCTTGAGGGTGATGTCCACCAGCACAGGCAGCACTTCCGTCTCGAGCTTGAACACTGATTCAACTTCGTCGTTGCGCAGGAGCGCTTTGAAGTGATGCCAGAGCTTCAGGGTCAGCGCCGCGTCCTGCTCGGCGTAGTCGCCCACATGCATGGCAGGCAGCTTCCACAACTCCTTCTTAGGGTGCACACCAAAGTCCTGCGCCGACTCCTTGAGGCCCTGCTCGGACTTGATCTCCTTGAGGTAGTCAAAACCCAGGCTGTTGAGGCTGTAGGAAAAGCGGTTTTCGTCCAGCACTGGCGCGGCCAGCATGGTGTCGTAAATCGTGCCGTTTACCGTGAAGCCGGTGGCTCTGAGCCATCCGAGGTCGTAGGCCGCGTTGTGCATGATCTTGTCGGCGGGGGTACGGAGAACGTCCGCCATCCACCGTTCCACCAGGCGTTTATCAAGGTTTCCACCACCAGCATGAGCAACAGGAAAATAGCCAGCCCAGCCATCCACGGCGATTGCGTACCCGACGATAAAACCATCGTTGCGAGGCCAGCCAGGGCCAAGCGACTCCATGTTCGGATCACAGGTTTCGAGGTCAATTGCAATCTCCTTGGCTTCGCTCAGATTGGGAAATACTTGGGGTGGTAGCCACTCAGAAATCCTAGGGAACATGGACAGGGTCTTAGTATCGCGTTTCATAGTCGGAAGCCTTTCTGTTCATTCTTTGGCAGCACAATGTGCAGCGTTTGTTTAGCGCGGGTGATGCCCACGTACAGCAGACGATTGATGTCGTCTGAATTCTTTTCGTAGTCCTTCGCAAAGCGCGTGGACAGGTCAGACAGCAACAGCACGTTGTCTGCCTCGCCGCCCTTAGCTCCGTGGATCGTGGACAGTTTGATGGGCACGTGGCCCGTGAGCTTTGTGTTGCGGCGCAGGAGCGAGACCAAGTAGTCCCGGCGGTCCGCGCTGATCTTGGTCAGCGCCTTGTGCCAGATTTCCTCAGAAAGAAGCCCGTGCTTTTCTTTCAGCAGAAAGAGTGTGTACATACTTCCTGGGTCGGCTGTGCGCAGCATCTTGTGGCCGTGTTTGATGTAGTCGCCATCCAGGTACTTGTATATCTGTTTGACGACGGGAAACGGCACCTCGCCACCCTTGCGCAGCTTCTCCCAGCCCAGCACCGCGACCAGGATGTTCTCGCTGACGCTGCGTTGTCCGTGGCGCTCGAACAGCAAGCCCTGGCTCTTGATCCAGTCGTGCATGTCCGTGAGCATGTAGTTGGTGCTGGCCAGAATGAGCCAGTTGCCGTGGCTGATGTCGACCTGATGGAAGTCGTTGTAGTAGTTGATGCTGCCCACCTCTTCGCGTGCCTTCCAGACCTTGGGCTGGCGGTGCTTGATGCGGGTGACCACCTTGTTGGCTAAGGCGTGGATTTTGGCGGGGACTCGGTAGGACTGATCAAGGATTTTGACATCACCTGTAAACCCCAGGAAACTTGCGACGTCGGCTCCAGCCCAAGTGTAAACAGCCTGGTCGTCGTCTCCTGCCAGAAAGGCGCGCTGGGCTCGCAACGCGAGTTGCTCGACCAGCCTCCATTGCAAACGTGACAAGTCTTGCGCCTCGTCGATGATCAGGGCCTCCAGCTTGGGCAGGCGCTCGGGCTCCAGCAACACATGCTCCAAGAGGTCGGTGAAGTCCAGCAGGTTGCGCGACACCTTGTAGTGCCGGTAGGCCCGCTCGACATACTCGAAGTGATACCACTCGATGTCCATCTTGGACTGGTTGTAGTGGGTCTTGAGGTCCACGCCCCGGATGCGGGCGATGTTGATCTCGTTGAGGATGGGGTTGTCGGCCTTGACCGCGAACTCTTCATCGCCGTTTTCGATGGCCAGCTCAATGCCGGCCTCCTGGGCGAACTCGCGGTAGTGCTCTGGCGACATCATGTCCTTGGTGCTGATGCCAAGGCACCGGTAGGCCAGGCTGTGCAGCGTACGAAAGAACGGGAAGTCGGTCTCAGGGTGCAGGTGCGGGAACTTCTGGATGGCCCTGTCGCGCGCTTCAGTAGCCGCTTTCTTGGTAAAAGCAAAGTAGCCAATCTTCATCGGGTGCACGTTGTTGGCCAGCTCGGTCTCAACAATGCTCAAGAGGTAGGTAGTCTTGCCGGACCCTGGCGGGCCGAACACTTTGGTGATGTTCATTCCTCGCTCCACTCGTCGTATGGCCAGACCAGCACGGGGGTGTGCTCCCCCATGTATGCGCCCTCGATGTTGAACTCGATGTACTCACGTGCATCATCAAAGGCCATAGCGTCACGTGTCACCAGCGTGTTGCGGATCACTTCCGCGTCGTACACCAGGACGTTCACCATGGTGTTGTTCCGCCATATCAGGGCAGGCCCGATGATCGCGTCGTCATGTCCGTCAATCTTCAACATCAGAAGGGGCTCCTTTGTGTGCGCTGCTCTGGTGTCTCAAATGGCGCGTCCTGGCGGCTGAAGCGTGGGATGCGCCAGCACCGTGCTGCGCGGTTCTTGAGGAAGAGGCTGATGGGCTCGCCGCCTAGATCGCGAATGCGCTGCGCCATCTTTGGATGCGTCATGCCCTTGAAGTTGTTGCGCACCAGGTGCGCCTCCAGGTCCTTCATGCGGAAGTAGGTCTTGGCCTCTTCGTCGTCCGTCCATGGACGGCCCATGAGGATTTCATCTCGGTCCATCGCCTGCTGCAGGTGTGTGCAGAACTCTTCGAGCAGGTCATTGAAACGGCCCGTGATGCTGGTGTCTTCGCTGGCCTCGGTGATCTGCTCGGTCTCCACCATCTCTTTGAGCAGCGCATTGAGCAGCTGCTCCCAGTCTTGCTTACGCAGTGTGGGCGGCAGGAGGTTGAGCTTCTCGACGCAGGCTTTCTGGAATGCGGCCTGTGCAAACAGGCTCTCGGTGTCGAGCTCGATGCGCTTGCCGTTGATGTCGAGGAACCACAGCGGCGGCTCTGAGTTGTACTTGGACAGCGAGGACATCTGCGGGGAGTCTGGCCCGTGAGCCCCGATCCCGTGTTTGCGGGTCCTGCAAAGGCCGCTGTTGCAAAAGCTGTTGAGCGGTGCGTCCTTGCACTTGTAGCGATAGTCTTTCTTGTGCAGCTGCTTGACCAGAATCTGGACTTCGTTGTTGGGCAGCGGCGGCGAGACATACTTGAGGTTGTGCTCTACCAGGGCGTCGTCCCAGTGTATGGGGATGACTTTCTTGAGGTAGATGCCGATGTTGAAGAGGGCGTTGTTGCGCGTGCCTTCGGGTACGCCTTGGGCGCACAGCGCCTGCAGGCAGGGCGGGCCGTCCTTGATCGGGTGATCAGGTTCTTTTGGCTCCTCTGGATACTTGAGGTCAGGGCCCTGGGCCCATTGCTCGTACAGCTCGTAGAACTCTTCGAGCGTCGCAGCCGAGCCATCATCTTTGATGGCGTAGCGCGTGGTCATGTCCCCGCCGAAGTACGGCAGGTTCAGGAAGTTGCCCGTGTCGCCACGGTCAACCAGGATTTCAGCTTGCTTGGGGAATATCTCGCGGCCCGCTTCGCCCAGAAGCGCAGCACAGGCCTTAAGAAACCGCTGCATTTCAGCAGCGGGTATGGGTTCTCGGGTGAACAGGAAGACATGCGCGCCACCAGACTTGCTGCGGCACACCACCACCGGGAGCTCGAGGCTCCTTACCTTTTTGATGAGGCCAACGTGGTCCAGTGGATACTGGTCAATGTCAATACAGCCCCAGATACAGGAGTTATCCGCCCGGATCGGGATAATTCCCAGACTCGGCTCAACGCCCTCAAGGTGTTTGGTCCACAAGTCGTCAGTCGGTGGCTTGCGCACCACGACGGCCTTGCCTGCCTGTTTCCCGTCTCCTCGGGATGATTCAATTTTGTATGTTCCATAGGCGATGTCCAGGCCGGAAAAAATCGCTTTGAACCTGGTGATGTCGGTCATTTCTTCTTTCTAGTGAGGTGGGGCCTACTCAAGCCGGAAGGGGTACCCGAAGATTGCCAGCCAGGAGCTACCTGGCGTGCAACAACTATCAGTCTCCCGAACATTTTCGGCCCCGAAAATCAGAATGGTGCTGGACCGTTGCCGGATGCTCCAGACTCGCTTTCGTGTTTCACTTTCACGTCACCCGCACTGACCGATTGTGCGAATGCTTTGGCTGCATTGTAAATGTCGCTGCTCTCGACAGGGCCGAGGCGCTCGATCTCCCAGCCAAACCACTTGCCCTTGTCGTTGGACTCGCCAACGGTGGTGAGCTGGTAAAGCTGGCTGTACATCGGAGGGGTAAACAGGCCGTTCTTGCCCTGCAGCTTGACTGACTGCATCATGGAGTTCCACTTGCGGCTCTTCTTGAGCTGCGTGGACTTCATGGTAATCAGAGCAGGCTCAGGCACGCCGTCCTGGCTGACCAACATCACGTAGTAGTTGGCCGTGTTCTCGATGTAGTTGCCATTGTCCAGGTAATCCTTGTTGTCGCCAGGCTCTTTGTGAGTCTGCGACAGGATGTCGCTGGTTGCAGGGTAGATATGCACAGGTGCACCGCTGCCTTGACCACGTGGGGCCCACTCGATGTACTGGCGCACATAGGCGCATGGCACAACGGTGATACCTTTCTTGCCGTCAAACAGCTCACCCGTAACGGAGTTAAGGACCATGCCCGGAAGAGCACCGTCAACTTCGCCAACTTCAGGGCTGGTGCTGGTGAGCAAGCGCAGGAAAGGAAGTGCATAGTCTTCCTGCGTCATGCCGTCAAAGCCGGCTCCAGCGTCCTGTTCCAGGTCGCTCATGATCGCCAGTGCGGTGCTGGCAGTCTTTTCCGCGATTTCGTTCTTAGCCATGATTCGTGTTCCTTGTTTCAAGTTGATTTGATGACAGCCTTTTGGCCAATGAATACGCCAAAAAGCTCAGTGTCGACGGGCTCACCCTTCTCGACACGTTCCTTAACCCAGGCCTTGAGGGTCTGGGGCTCTATCTTCTGTGCTTGCTCGGCAGGGTAGCCTTGCTCGCCCAGGAGATTCAGTAGACGAACAGAGAGTTCGTCTTCACCGCGTCCAAAGCGAACGCTGATGGTGTTTTTAATGATGTCGTCAAAACCGTGGTCGCGCAGCCACTGGTAGGCTTCGGACTGGCGCGCCTTTGGAATGCTCGCTCCGTAGAACGGCTTGATGTCGATACTGCTGCCATCTTCCATGACGAATTTCTTCATCCCAGTTTCGGCCATGGCCTCTGGGATAGTCTGCTCGGTGAGCTTGCGGTACTGCTCATTGCGCTCAGACAGGGTCTCCTCCATCTCTGCAATCTCTTTTTCGAGCATCTTGGCACGCTTGGCCAGGCCAGCAATACCAGTCACTTGCTCGTCAGATACCTTCAACGCACCTGCGTCATCTTCAAATAAATTCGTAAGACTCATCACTTTCTCCTTTCTTGAACAAATCAACCTCCAGCGGAATGTAGCGGCGCTCGCGCTTGTCCCACTTGAGGCACTTAAAACGACCGCTGTTTTTTGCGGCCGCTACTGCACAGGTGATACCTATGGCAGACGGGTCACCGATGAGGAGCAGGAAGTCCTCGTCAGTAAATTTCTCCAGCTTGCGCTGAATGCGGCGGACTGTCGGTACAACAGAGAATGCTATCTGCGCGTTGGGCGGCAAAATAGTTTCGATCTGGCCGTAGTCCAGAGCGCTTGCGATGTTGTGTTGCGTAGTCTCTGAGACGACGTAAACCTTGGGCACGTGAATTTCTCCTTTCTGAATTCGAACAGGCAGTGTACACTATCTTTTCAGGGCATTGCAACCCCCTGCCAGAAAGATATATATGACTGATCAATTTTTATCGACCTACCCCTTCAAGAACAAGCCGTTTGTCCATCAACAGGCTTACCTTCAGCGCTTCTGGGACTTCCAGGTGGCAGCTCTTTTTGCCGACATGGGCACAGGCAAGAGCTTCATGCTGATCAACAACGTAGCCATACTCTACGACAGGGGCAAAATCAACGGGTTTTTGATCGTAGCGCCAAAGGGCGTCTACCGCAACTGGTACGACACTGAAATCCCTAAGCACTTACCCGATCACATTGTCTACCGCATGGCCATCTGGTCGCCCAACCCGCGCAAGGCCGAGCAAAAGGCGATGGACGACCTGTTCACCGTCACAGAGGACCTCAAAATCCTGGTCATGAACGTCGAGGCCTTCAGCACGGCCAAGGGCACCGCTTACGCCAAGCGTTTTTTGCTGGTGCACAACGCCATGATGGCGATCGACGAGAGCACCACCATCAAGACGCACACCTCTGCGCGCAGCAAGAACACCGAGAAGGTGGGCCGTGGCGCGCGGTACAGGCGCATCCTCACGGGCTCCCCGGTCACTAAGAGCCCGATGGACCTGTACCAGCAGTGTGCTTTCTTGTCCGACGGCTGCCTGAACGTCAGCAGCTTCTACGTCTTCCAGGCCCGCTACTGCGTCACCGTGGAGCGCCAGCTCAACACCCACAGCTTCAAGCAGGTGGTGGGCTACAGGCGTCTAGACGAGCTCAAGGAAAAGCTCGACCGCTTTGCCTTCCGCGTGAAAAAGGAAGAGTGCCTGGACCTGCCGGACAAGCTCTACATCAAGCGCGAGGTGGACCTGACGCCCGAGCAGATCAAGGCGTACAACGAGATGAAGGCGCTGGCCCTGGCGCAGATTGACGGCGGCATTGTGAGCACCGTGAACGCGCTCACGCAGATCATGCGCCTGCACCAGATTGTCTGCGGCCACGTGAAGCTGGACGACGGCACGGTGGTGGAGTTACCCAACAAGCGCCTGGACGAGCTCTTGGCCATTGTCGAGGAGACGGACGGCAAGATCATCATCTGGGCCAACTACCGCCACGACATCGAGGCCATCAAGATCGCTCTGGCCAAAGAGTACGGCATGAACAGCGTGGCCACCTACTACGGCGACACCGAATCGGAGGAGCGCCAGCGCATCGTCAATGACTTTCAGAACCCTGACAGCGAGCTGCGCTTTTTCGTCGGCAATCCCAGTACAGGCGGCTACGGCCTGACCCTGACAGCGGCCCACACCATGGTCTACTACAGCAACAGCTTTGACCTGGAAAAGCGCCTGCAGTCTGAGGACCGAGCACACCGGATTGGCCAGACCAAGAACGTCACCTACATTGACCTGATGGCCGTGGGCACCGTGGACGAGAAGATCGTCAAGGCGCTGCGTTCAAAGATCGACATCGCAACCCAAGTGCTCGGAGAGGAAATCAAAGCATGGCTCATCTGATCCCCTGGTCCACCCGCTTCGTGTACAAAAAACTCGAAAGAATTGACACGTCGGCCGGACGTGTTTACGTTTTGCCAAATAACGAACATGTCCCGTCGGTGACAACCATCCTGGACCGCACCAAGGACAAGGCTGCGCTCAAGGAGTGGGCCGATCGGGTTGGCCAAGCCGATGCCGATCGCCAGAAAGCGGAGGCCTCATGGGTGGGCACGCACATGCATCTGGCACTTGAGCACATTCTGAGCGGTGAGCCGTGGGCCGTGAACCCTGACTGGCTGGCCATGAGGGGCTACGAGATGGCCTTTCGCCTGGCCAACAAGTACTTTGGCGCGATCTCCGAGATTCACGGCTCAGAAGTGTCACTGCACTACGGCTACCAGTACGCCGGTTCTACCGACCTGGTGGCCACGTACCGTGGCAAGCTGGCCATTGTGGACTTCAAACAGTCGGTCAAGCCCAAGCGCCACGAGTACATCACCGACTACTTTCATCAGCTCGCAGCGTATGCCACGGCGCACGACTGGATGTACGGCACCAACATTGACTTCGGTGCGGTGCTGATTGCAGTGCAGGACGGCACAACGCAGGAGTTCACCACCACGGGTCGAGAGTGGCGAAACTTCAAGACCCAGTGGATGGCGAGACTTACCTTGGCGCAGCAGGCGGCTGTTGCTGCGCTGCCATCCCGCTGATGGTGTCAAACGGGAACAGCGACTGCATCATCGAGCGCGCGCTGGAGTTGGCAGGGGCGTTTGATGCACCAGGCTGGCTGGGGGCGCTTGGCGTGGGGTTGAGTCCAGGGACGCCACGGGTGCTGGGCGCTGGAGGACTCTGACGCTGCTGGCGCTGGCGCTCCTCTGTCTGGCGCAACGACTCGTTAAATTGACGCAGCTCTTGCGCTGCCCGCATCCGATCCGATGGCGACTGGCTGGTGGCGACAGGTGCAGGTTCAGGCTCGTCAAAGGTGGCATAGGTCAGCCCCGCGTTCAACATGTAGCTGTGTAGCTGTCGTGCGATCTGCAGTTTTTCCCGCTCTGTTCGCCCTTTCCTGAGGAGCAGTGCCGCGAAATTAGGGTCCTGCGCTGCTTTTTCCAGCATGATCCTGGTGTTCATGCCTGGCATCTTGTCAAACATAGAACGCACCGCTCTGGAGCCTGCGGCAGCGGCGACCAGCACACCAGGGCCATCCGGGGCCACTGCACTACCAAGTCGCGCACCGATGACGCGCTGTATGAACTCTTCGACCGCATCGCTGCCAGGAACAATGTTGTCCAACGTCCGTCCACTGGCTATGGCTCTTTCGATGCGAACCATTGGATCGGTCAGGCGTTTAATGCCTTTCATTTCGCTCAGGGTCATGATGCCGTTGGCACGCATGATGTTGACCACCGATGGCAGGTTCGGGCCTAGGGGCTTGAAGAAGGCCTCTTCAAAAGCCTGCGGGCTGAGGTTGCCATTAGCGTTTGTGGCCTTGGTGTACGCGTAATCGTACAGGGACGACTTCAGTCCTCGGATGGCAGCCTCACTCTGGTCCGATTCCTTGACCATCTTAACCAGGTTCTGCATGTCCCGAACCGGTGTATTACCGTTGAGGATAGTGCCCAATGCAAGGCTGGGACGCTCCGAACCTGCTTTGATGACATTGGCAAAGGCATACTGATCAGCGGCTCGTTTCATAAGCGCGCTGTTTTGGTTTTGGACCATGCGGAAAGCGTTTTCAGCCTTAACCGTATCCCTCAGGTCAGCCGTCATCCCCAGCTTGTCCAGCATGGGCTTATTTTCAGAAATGAATTTGTTCAACCTTGAGGTAACAACGCGCGTGACGTCACGGCCAGTCTCCGGGTCAAACCGGGTCTCAAGAGAGGCCGCCGCACCCATACGGAGAACACGCTGCTGAGCATCCGCCAAGGATGCCGCTCCTGCGCGCGAAACTTCAGCTGCAGGTTTGAGCGCAAGAGCTTGCGGGCTATTTACGCCAAAGGTGCGCACTGCGTCGTCGTAGCGCGTGGACATAAACTTCACTGCGCCCTCGATCTCGTTCATGCGCTGCGCAGTCACGTCGGCATTGGCTCCAAAGGCACGGCTCACCAGTATTTCGGCAGGCAGGCGCTCGGCACCGGTTCCCGTCACGCCGCCAACCGTGTTCGCGAAAGAGCGGGTAAAGACATCGTTCAAGGACTTGGAGAACTGACGCGCCTCTTCAAACTCAGGGTTTTTGAGCGAGTTAAGGTCCTGCAGCATGCCATCGGCCATCCTGCCGTAGAAGTCAGCGTTGTTGACGTCACCTTTCCCGGCAGCTTCACGGGACATTTTGAGCAACGTGGAGCGGTAGTTCACCAACTCGTCAACGCTTATGGGCTTGGTCTTAGGCAAGAAACGCTGAGGAATCCTTCCCGTATCTAAAAACTCCTGCGTCTGCCGGCCCGCACGGAACCTGCTCACGGAATCTTGGTTGACTCCCATGGCGTCCATGATGTCACGAACAGGTTTTGGAATGGCAGTATCGTACAGGGCTTGGCCTACGCTGGAAGCGCGCTCGGCAAAGCTGTTGGCGGTGTTGGTAGGGTCTATCGAAGGCGCGACATAGTCCTGCCGGGGAATGTACCGAACAATGTCTCTTCCTGTCCGAGGGTCCTGTCCTATCACAACCCTTTCTTTCGTCGTCTTAAGGCTGGGCTTGGTCAAGGAATTTAAAGCACTTTTCCAAAGGCCGCTCTCATAGTCGCGCGCGTCGCGCAGCGCGAGCTCGGTCTGCTCCTTAATCGTGGCTCCAATGGCCCTTCTTGCCTCAGGCGTGTCTTTCGTGAGCTCGGAAATCTTCAGCGCTGCAATTTTGTCAGCATCCTTCAAACGCTCGTCAAGCATGGAAGTGAAACGAGCCTCTTGTAGTTGCGCGGCCATAAACAGGGCGTCCTGAGTGCCGATGTTTTTCAGCCTGTCTGCCAGCAGTTGATACGCTTTGAAAGCCTGTCTTCCCTGCTCCCGAGACTTGGCAAGGAAGTCTTTGTTGGTCTGGCCTAAGCCCGACTCCAGTGCAATTAATCCCAAGCTGTCTGTCTTCTGCGCAGAAGTGGGCGTGATGCGGGTCCCACCCGGTACAGTATCCTTGTCGATGGGCATGTCCGCTTCTAGGCGACGAATCAAAGCGGGGATGTCCTCGCCAAACTCTTCCAGAATCGTGTACAAGCGGTTCGCGGCCCGGGCTTCTCGTGAAGCCTCGCTAAAGTTGCCTTTAATTTTCGACAGCCCGTCCATCACGGTCCCTGTCTGGTTGATCAGGAAGCGGCCTGGGGACAAGACGCCACCAACAACCTCCCCGGCAAAGCGCGTGCCAGGTGCTCCAGGGTCATAGTTCTCTGCTACGCCGGCCCCGGCACTTGCACCAAGGGCACCCATGACCTCGCTGGTTTTGAATGTCTTGGGATTGCGAATAGCTGCATCGCGAATTTCCGTGACAAACCTTCCGACACGGCTGCCGGTCATCGTGGGCAAGTAAGGAACGGCTGCCGCAAAAGGCAAACTGCCCCCAAACGTCTTACCCGCTTCTCGATAGACCTTTTTGGTGGGGTCAGTTGGCTCCGGGAAAAACCCTTTATAGGCATCCTCAGCGCTCTGCCCCGCATAAAAGCCACCGATACCGCCAGTTACCATGCCACCGATCGCCCCAAGTGGGCCAAATGGCATGCCTAGCTTCAGTCCGGCCACGGCCCCAGTTACAGCCGGAGTGGCAGTGATAAGGCCCTGCCCCGCGCCCTGAGCATATTCGCCCACGCGCTCAGAAAAACTGGGTCCGGCTGACTCAAGCCACTTTGGAAGCTGGTCAGTAGACGGGCTAAATGTCTCTGTAAACCTTTGCCCCAAGGTGGAGTCAGCAGGCTCAAGCCATTGTGGAAGCTGGTTTTTTTCCGACATAAAACTTCCTTAGCGTTGCGGAATCTTGCCAAGTGTGGTTCCATTGAACAACACGAATGTACCAGGGGGGTAGAGCAGGGACTCTTCGTAGGTCGTCACAACAGGGGGAAGGTCCAACAGCTTGTAGTGCTGGCGGTACTCCGAAGCCTTTTTACGCGCCAACGCCTTGTCCTCAGGCTTTAATCCCGAACCTTCTCGGCCCTGGCTCTCCAGCTCTTGAATCATGTCTCTAAGAGTGCCGCCCAATGCAATGAGCTTGTTGCCGTAAGCATCGCCGCCCCTTGCCGCGCTAGGGATGATCCCAATCACTGGGGCCAATCGCTCTTGTTCCCTGACGCTACCCTGGGCGCTCTTAAGCAGCGCTTCAACAACACGCTCAGCCTGTTGTTTGGCTCTTTGGCGCGCTATGGCAACGTCGGAAAATGGAGCACCCGCTCCTGGGATTTGAGAGATCACATCTTTCGCGGTATTGATTGGCCCGGAAATAAGGTCTCTGTTTTGCCAAAGAGAAAACGTAGGAGCGTTTTCTTGCGGTCTTGCAGGACGTGTTGTGATAGGCTGGCTGCTCACGCTGTCTTCGCCGTAAGGCGCACCGGGATCACTCTGGTCGACAGAAACGTCGCGGCCGGGCTGATCAACAGGCGCGCCCTGCCCTGTCGGAGCGGTCTGCCTTGTCGGAGCGCCTGAACCCATTACGCGAGGCAGTGACTTGCGCACTTCTCTGTACCCCAATATCGTTTTTTCCACGGGGTCAATAATTGGCACTGGAACAGCGCGGGTGTAGTGATCCTCTGCTAAAGACAGGATTCTTTCCTCTTCTGGAGTAATGGTGCCGTTCTCGCGCTTTGGACCCAGTGTCGCAAACGTATCCAGCATGCGGCCTTCCAGGCTGTTGCCGAACATGCCTGTGCCTGCACCCGCTTTCTTGGCTCCTATTTTCTTGGCCTCGATTCTTGCTTGGGAACGCAGCACCTCGTTGAGCAAATTTCCCTTGCGCTTTTGCAACTCGCTGTTCTGGGCATTGATCTTGTCAATGTCCTTCTCGCCTTGCTGCAGTGCCAAGGTTTTGATCTGACGGTCGATCTGGGTGATCTGGTCAAGCTGTCGGCCCATAGCGGCGGGCAATGTTCGTGTGGCCCCTGCCAAACGGGACATAAAGCTGCCGGTCAATGGACGGCCTGCCTCGTCTGTGTTTGCAGCGAAGCCAAAGGCCCGTTGTCCAAGGTCAAACAGCATCTGTGCCTGCATGGCATTCCTGTCCGGACCCAACAGTCGGTTGAGCGTAGGCAGGCGAGACGCAACTGCTTCGTCCAGGGTTGGGGCTCTTCTTGGCTGCTCGTTAAACAAGCCCATGGCTTGCTGGCGTGCAGCATCCACCATCTCCTGCGGGAACATCATGGACTCTTCAGAAGGCGCTTGTTGAGCGACGGGGGTCACGCCTTCTTCATCTGACCCGTCGCTAAAATTTTGGACGAGCCCACCTTTGGCCATTGCAACTGGCGGCTGGTCAGAGGCAGGTGCTCCGCCGCCCATGCCTGCCATCAGCTCGGCGATACCGCCTTGCTGGGGAGGTGGAGGCATGCCAGCATCAGGAGGCAGCGGGGGCATTCCAGGAGGCGGCATGCCCATGTCAGCAGGCACTGGAGGCATACCGGGTGGGGGCATGCCAGGAGCACCGCCTATCATCGGGGCCTGTGGTCCTTGAGCCATGGCCTGTGACTGAGGCAACGCGGCGATACCGCCCTGCTGCGCCAAAACAGGCTGCAGCATCGCGAGCACGGTCTCAGGCGTTTCAATGGCAGCCTGATAACCAACAAGATCGGCCAACTCGTCACGGCGCGCGTCAATTGAACGCATGTCGCCACGCAGGTTGTTCATCAAGATTTCTGGTGTGTTGGGACGACGCTCCAACATTGCCTCGGGGCTGTCGCCCTCATCATCGCCCTCGTTTTCGTCGTCATCATCCTCGGACATGGAGTCCATAAAGCCCTGCATGATGCCGACGTTTTCGACGTCGTCGTCTTCTTTCTTCATCATTCTCTTGTTCATATCGACCTCTTAGAAAAGTTTCAGGCCTGCTCTTTGAGCGCCAGCGGCAGTGGAAATTGCCCCCAGGCCAATGCCCAGGGCTTGCTGGAATGGGCTGGCGGTAGGCGTGCTCACGACACTCGTTTGCATCTGCGAGGACGGCGCGCCCCTGTAAATGTCCGACAAGAAACCTGCTTGTTGGTAAGGCGCGTAGATTTGTTGCATCTGCGTGGCCCGAGTGGCGTCGAGCGCTTGCTGGTTGAGCGCCTGGCGAGCCTGACCTGTGTTGAACAAGAAGTTGATGTCGCCTTGCTGCATGCCTTGCGCGGTCTGGCCAAGAGCTGCCTGCTGCACACCCAACTGACCAAGCTGACCGGCCATCGCGCCAAGGCCCTGGGCCTGCTGTTGGCCAATGCCAAACTGCTGGCCAGCCAAGCTGCCGATACCTTGGCCCAGCTGCTGGAACTGCTGCCCCTGTTGGCCAAAGATGCCAGCGGCCGTCTGGGCTGCCTGGTTGCGCGCCTGGGCCTGCTGCATCAGCAAGTTGGAAATGTTTTGGTTGATGGCTGCCTCCTGGCCTGCCAGTGCACCGCCCTGAGAAGCCAGATTGCCATACTGTTGGCCAGCCTGCAAGAACTGACCGGCAGCGCCCTGACCCAACTGAGCCTGCTGCACGCCGAGATTGCCCAACTGGCTGCCAGCCTGCACACCCAACTGAGCCTGCTGCGCGCCCAACTGGCCGATGCCTTGGCCAGCTTGCATCTGACGCTGCTGTTGCTGCTCAAACGCGTTCATGGCCTGCGCCTGTGACTGGCCATAGCCCTGCGACAAGAGATTGGCGATCGTGGATGCGCGCTGGTCCATCAGGTTGCGCTCCATCTCAGCACGCTGCACGCCTTCTCGCTCACCACCAAACGCGCCCGATCGAACGGCTTGAGCCGCCAAGCCCTGCCCAGCAATCGCACCTTGGCGATTGATCTGGCGTATGGTCTCGTCAATGACCTGCTGGCGGTAAGGGTCCATGAACGCTTGAGCGGAACGTGGATCGTAGCCCTGAGCTGCACCGCCGAGTGCGCCAATGCCCATGCCCAACGTTTGCTGGCCTTGCAGCAGGCCCATGCCGATGGTGGATGTAGCAGGGTTGAGGTTTGCTTGGCTGGAGCCCGCAGCAAGGTTCTGGGCCGTGGACAACGCGCCAAGGCCCGATTGCAAATCCTGGCGAGCAGCGCCAAACTGCCCAGTGGTGTCGGACATCGCAGCACGCCTTGCAGCGCTGTCCAAGTAGCTCAAGCCTTCACCGATTTGGCCGATGCCTGCAGTGGTGTTGGCAGCGGCCTGGCCAGCTTGGCGCATCGCGGCCTGTGCGTCAAAGAACTGGTTGCGGGTGTCTGCGCCACGCAGCACATCTGCTGCTTCGCCCGTAGTGTTGTAAGCAGACTGCAAGGCAGTATTGGCGCTCTCCAAGTAGGGGTTAAACGCCCCGATGCCCTGGCGAGCAGCCGCATCCAATGCAGCTTGCTGAGCCGGCGTAAAGGCTGCTACGTTGAAGGCAGGCAGTTGAGAAGCAAGGCTGGGGCGATTAGGAGAAGCGCGTCCTTCTGCTGCACCAAACTCACGGAAATGCTTTGCAGCAAACTGCTCAGCTGACAAACCGCCTGGGTTTGCCTTGAATGCGGCAGCGACATCTGGGTTTTGCTGGAAATACCGAGCAGCACCTTCTCTGTCTGGACCACCAAAAGCCAAGTTCTCCGCCTGCTCCATCAGGCGGAGTTTTGCCTTCTCAATCTCCGGGCTTTCTTGGACTATCTGTGTTTGTGTTGTCGTTGCCATTTATTTCCCCTTTACAGGACCGCCTTCAAGCATCTTCATGAGTTTATACATGCGCGCTGCGCCTTTGCGGCGACTTCCTGCGCCAGCGTTGCGCACTGCCTTGGCGGTGAATACAAACTCGCCATCCGACAGCATGGCTGGGATGTCGTCCGAGGTCCCAGTGCCGGGGCCGCTAATCGGCCCAGTTTTGCGAGGGAAGTTCGTAGGCACGGGCGCACCGCCCTTGGCAAAGTTTTGTATTGGCATCTGCCCGTAAACCATGGGCACGCCATACATGCCTGCAACGTTGTAAGGCTGCGCTACGCCTGATGGGGTACGTGTGATGCCGGTGGGCACAACTGGTGCAGCGGTCATAAACGGCATCGCTGCAGAGTAATCTGTCGCCACGATCGGATTAAAGTTGGGATCGAGCGTAGGAGACTCCAGGCCAAAACCTCCTCCTCTAATGAGCTGGTCGCGCTCTTTAGCCCGTTGCACAGACTCGTTGTATCGGTCGGTCTCAGCCTTCGAAATAGGGTTGGTGTTGTCCTTGGCCTTGAAGCCGCCCAGCGCACCTGCCCCGAGGAGGCCCAGGCCGATCTTTGGAATCAGGCCCATGCCTGCGGCCGCTGCAGGGGCTGCGGCAGTAGCAGCTGCCGTGCCGCCCGCTCCTACAGCACTCACTGTGCTGGGGGTCAACGCGGCAGTAGGAGCGGCAGCGGTAGCAGGACCAAACATCCGACTGAAGAAGCCTTGGGACTCGGTGCCCGCAGGTGCTGCGCCAGGAATGTTTGGAGAGCCAAACGACATCCGCTGATCCGGGATGGTCGAAAGCATACTTCTGGCTGTGCCGTCGCTTTGCATGCCCGAGAACGGACTCTCTGGTTGCATGCCTATCTGAGATTGGGGCTGAGCAGATGCACTCGGGGTTCCGGCTCGCGAGTTTTCAAGGCCCTGCAGCGCAGCAGCGGACAAGCCTGACATCAGGCCAGACTTCAGAGCATCCTGAGTGCTCATGCCACCAAGTTTGCCGATACCGGCTCCCAAGATACCCGTGGCCAAGCCTGTGTTTAACGCACTGCCTGCAGCACCTGGCAGGAAGCGGCTGAGCGTGCCCATGGGGCTGAATCCGCCGATAGTGCCGCCGCCGCCAAAGTAGCCAGTGGCACCTGCCATCAGGGCCTCTTTAAGGTTACCGCCACCAGCCAGAGTCACGCCACCAGACACCAAAGCGGCGGTTCCCGCTTTGCCCAGCGTCATACCGACAGCCGTTGGTCCGAGGACAGCGGCCAAACCCACTGTGGCCAAGACACGGCCAACAGGGTTCTGGAGCACCTTCTTGAGGGCGCTGCCGATCTTCTTGAAAGCCTTCTTGAGAAAGAACTCAGGCAGGCCTGTAACAGGGTTGATCGTGCCCGAGCCGCCACGGCTCTTGAGCAACCGGGCTTCATCTGGGGTAATGTGAGCCAGCATGGTGTCGCCATTGCGACCCTGAGCGGCCAGGTAAGACGCCACGTCGGCCAAACCGCCTCGGGCCATGGCCAACGGTTGAGTTCCGTCGAGGCCCTGCATGGCATCTACCCCCTGCACAGGAGGCACGTCCGTCATGGGGGCCTGTGCCCCTTCAAACTGCATCAGCTGCATTTCATGCAGGAGGGAGATCAGTGCGCCCAGGAACTCTGGGTCGTACTCTTCCGGCATGTCTTCGGGGTCGATGACGTCGGTATTGATGAGGTTTTGACGCAGCTGGTTGTACTCAGCGGGGTTCTGAGACATGTAGACCAGGGTCTCAAGCAAGGAACTGATCTCGTTCGGTGACAGCTCCACGTCAGCCAAGCTCTCGCGCATGGCCTGCTTGAGAGCAGCGTACTCCTCAGGGCTGCGCTCCTGGAGCACCGTTTGGGCTGCGTCGTAAGAGTCAGCGCTTGAAACAATGGGACGGTCGTCCGCAGGCGCTTCGCTCTGCATGGGCATGCCGTCTTGGGGCAGCGCCATGATTCCTTCATTTACCATGATAGTCCTTTCCAGTTTTTGCCAGTAGCCTCACGTGGGGCTGCGCGCCGGGAAAGGACGCGTGAATGGCTGAAATTATCCAACAAAAAGTCAAGTTTTGTCCACTCTTCATGACCGGTCTATCTCTAGAAAGGACAAGTGAAAGTCAACTGTAGACACGCTAGAGGTCACTTTTAAGATGTCGCCGGTTTCCAAAATGCAGGGAACGCCGCTAAAAGCGTCCATGGTTTGGCTCGTGGGCAGCGAATAACCCTTCAGCAGTGCGAAGGCCGTGGCCCCGCCGCTGGGGAACACGTTGATGGCCAATGTGGCCACGGACGCATTGCGATTGGTCACGCGCAGGGACGAGACAACGGCCGTATTGGCGGCGGGAACCGTGTAAAGGGTTGTCTCCGTGGCCGCTGCCGGGGTCAAATTCTTGCGTAAGTACTTGTTTGCCATGGTCAGCCCGCTGAAACAAAGTTGATCGTCAGAATTACTGAGGGAATCGCGGGCCGCGTGGGGCTCACGTTAGCAGCGTAATGCTCCAAATACACGTCAATGTTCCCCGACCACCATGCGATCTGAAGGTAATTCACAGAAGGGTCGGTGACGGTAAAGATACCTGTAATGGCAGGCACTATGTGGGAGTAAACGCTTTCGCTTTTACGTGCAGGTATATCAAACCTGGTGTTGCTCGAGGGGTAGTTAACGCCTGTGTCCTTGGCCCAAACCTCAAACTCCGCCCCGGCGTTGCTGCGGTTTGACACCTGCAGCGTAAACGTCACCAGATACTGGCCCGAGCAGGGGACGTAAATCTTACTGTTGTCCACCACACGAATGCCGTTGGACAGCGCCACGGTGTCAAAGGTCAGAATGTTTTCACTGGTGATGCCCGCGCTGGCCTGATCCACGTTGGACAGCAGCATGGCGTGAGGCTGCAGAATGCCGTTGGACAACTGAAAGCCCCGAAGGCCTCCGGCAAAGCCGCCGCCAGCTCCGCCGCCCATGCCCATCCAAGTGGCCGCAGCCGCAGTGTCCTGGCTCGTGACAGGGGTGTAGGTGTTGTTGAGCTGAAGGATGATCTGCTCAAGCGAACGCACCAACTGGTTGAACTGAGCCGGGTCGTAGCCCCCAGTTGACGCGTTGGGCAGACGAACGTTGGTGATCTTGCTCATCGGATGCCGTCCGGCTGGATGTCGACACGCATCGTGCCAAAGCGCCAGTTGGTATCCAAATCGCTGCTCTCAATGCGCAGTTGAATTTGGCGTCCCCGCGCACGCGTGTCCACTTTGTCAGTGGTGGGCGTGATGATGTACGGGTCCAATGAGCTTGGCGTGGCGCTGGTCTGTGGATACAGACGCAGCAGCAAGCGTACCGTGATGTTGCCCACTTGGTTCTTGAAGTCAGGGATAAACCGCTTCATGAACAGCACTTGTTCGCCGTCACCGATGTCAAAATACCCAGAGTAAATGTGGGCGTCGATCGGCAGGCCGTCGTCGTTTACGCCCGTCTCCTGGTTGTACAGGATGGCCCTGCCAGGGGTAAGCCCAATGATCGGGGTAAGACTTGCCTGTGTTGCCTCAGGATCGTACTTGGCGGCCAGAGGACGGGGGAACGCCCCGGTGTCCCGCCACGCAGTTCGGGCCAGTGTGCCAATAGACCAGACGTTTTCCAGGTAGTTGTACGTCACCGATCG